CTACGCGCAGCTTGTGGCCTTTGGCGATGAGGGCGCTGGTCGGAACACCTCCACCGGCACCATGACGGCCTGGCCCGGCACGATCGGCTGGACGGAGCCGGTCGTGAACGGATGCCATGGCTGGATCATCAGGCCGTTCAGGCGCACAAAGCCACGAGGAACAACGCAGGCAGTGTCAGCTTGAACGGGGACATAGCGAGGGACTTCCTTGATGATGGTGTCGCCCTTGAGCCGGATGACGCGCTCGCGGTCGACGTACTGCGTGACGGTGACGGTGGCGGCCTTGGCGTTCTTGAGTTGCTCGCGCAGGGCCGTGGCGGCGGCCTCCGCGCGAGTGGCTCGCTGCACGGCGGCGCTGTAGCTGGCGGTGGCCCACCAGGCGAGCCCGGCGACAGCGGCGAGCGGCACGAGGATGGCGGCGGCGCGTTTCATGCCGCGACCTCCTCTTCGGCCTGGTAGCGCTCATATGCGCGGGCCAGCTTCACGTCGTACAGGTTCGCCTTGTAGGCAGGGCCGTTGTACAGCTCGGCGAACGTGGGCCATTTGCGAGCGCGCAGCGCCTTCAGCAGGGTGGGGTCGGCTTTGACAAAGCGCACGAAGGCGTCGAGCTGTGCGGCTTCGCTGGTGCGCATGGCGGCGACGAAGTGCTGCACGCTCGGGTAGTCAAGCAGCTTCCAGTGGAAGCCCATGACCTGGAAGGCGCCCCAACTGGCTGAGGCGAGGGCGCAGTCTTCGTCGATCTGCACGGCCCTGGCCAGGCGCATGTGCTCGCCGGCGTTGCCGACGTATCCGCCGCGCTTGGGGTTGACCAGGTTGGGGAACTGCTGCGCCAGGGCGTCGGCGTCTTTGCCGGCGCGCTTGAGCTGGCGGTACATGATGTGCCGCTCGAACAGGATGACGGGGCGGCCGTCCGGCAGGAAGCCGCTGCCCAGGCTTTCCACCTCATTGACTGCACGCACGGCTGCCACGGGCACGTCGAGCGCTTCTGCGGCCGCCTGCAGGTGTGCGGCGGTGAGGTGGCGGACGTCGCGGGCACCGGCCTGCAGGGCGGCCATGGTCTTGGGGCCGGCAATGCCATCGACGACCAGGCCGAAACGGATCTGTGCCGCGCGGACAGCAGCAGTGGTGTCTGCGCAGTACACGCAGGTATCAGGCGCTTTGAAGCCATTGGCGCCCAGCAGGCGCTGCAGCTCGAGCACGGCAGCGCCGACGGCACCTTCACGCAGGAGGGTCATGCGGACCTCCGCAGGACGCGTACGAACCAGCCCTGACGGGCGCCGCCCATGCGGAACAGCTCGACCACATTGCCGCGTACGGCATAGACGGCGACGCAGAGGACGGCGGTGATGCCGTTCTGCGCGGCGAGCGCCCAGTCATAGCGGCCGAACAGGACGCTGATTGTGACGGCGCCGGCGAGCACGACCAGGCCGTACGCCAGGCGGGATGCCCAGGGCCGGTGCGTGGCGCCGCCGCGCTTGAACAGCAGCAGCCGCAGCGCGATGAGGGCGCACAACGCGGCCTGCACGATGAAGAGCGTTTTCATGGTTGCTTGCCTCCCTTGTCTGCGCCGCCTTTGAGTGAGGCGAAGAGGCGGTCGCTGTTGTCTGCCAGGCGGATGAGGGCCAGGAGCAGCTTGACCACGACGGTGGAGGCGACCAGGGCGCCTACGGCGTGGCTGACTTCGGTGTTGGTCGGCAGGGCCTTGGCGATGAGCGCGGCGGCCAGTGGCGCGGACAGCAGGCCGGCGACGATGGACGCGGCCAGGAAGCCGAGCTTTTTGATGGTGCCAAGCTCGCCGCTATTGAGCACGAAGACGGCGGCGCCGGCGAAGGCGCCCAGCACGGTGCCGGGGTCGACGCCTGGCAGCAGGGACAGCGCGCCCACGCCCGTGACGGCGAGGGTGGCGGTGGAGCCGGTGGAGATGGGTTCAGCCATTGGGTTCCTTGTGGTCAGTCCCAGAGCTGGACCATTTGCATGGCCGGCTGCGGGGAGATGTCGGGCATGACGAGCTCGGTACCGTGAGGCAGGACGGGGCCAAGGTCGGCAATGCCCGGGTTGGCGGCCAGGACGGCTTCTGTGACGCCCGCGGTGTGGCCGTAGACGCGGTGGCAGATGGCGTCGACGGTGTCGCCCTGGATGGCCCGTACGCGCATCAGATGAGCTCGACGGTGGTGCGGGCGGCGCCCTGGATATCGCTGATGGCCCAGCGGGCATCGCGGCGCAGATCGTCTACGCCGAGGTTTTCGGCTTCGGCCTTGCGGTCGCCGGCGGCGGTGGCATCGATGGTGCGGTAGCGCTCGATGAGCCAGGCGGCAGCCAGGCAGTGGACAGCGCGCCGGTAGCGGTGCATGTGGGCGCTTTCGCTGTCGATGCTGGGCGCGGGCACGTTGGCCAGCGTGGTGCGGCCAAAGGCCATCTGCGCGGTCTTCCACGGCTCGAGCTCTTCGTTGACGGAGAGCATGGCTTCGACCAGGGCGGCACGCATGCGCTGCTGCGTGACGGTGCCGTCCAGGCGCATGGCAGCGTAGGCCTGGTCGACGTCGATGTCGGGAAAGAAGCCGTCGTTGGCGATGGGAGGGCCGCCAGCCACGGCGGGCTGCGGTACGGAGGCGGCTGCGATGAAGGAAGACATGGTTCAGTGGGCTGGGAGGCGGTGGACGGGGCGAGGCTTCGCGGCACGCCGGAAGACTGCCCCGTGCCGCCTGATGCGCGGGGTCACGCTCGGGTCAGCTAGTGCCGGTGCGCTCCTTGGCGCCGGCAGCGGCTGCGTTCTTGATCTCGCGCTCGATGCGCTCGATGTCTTTTTTCACGCCCGACTTGTCGTGCAGTGCGAAGGCCCGGCGCAGGTGCGCGAGCGATTCTTCGCGGCGGGCGTTGGCGGTAGCCTGGTCGTGCCCGGTGGCCAGCGCTGCGATGACGTAGCCGAGTGCCTTGTGCAGCTTGGCGCGGACTTCGTCCGGCATGTCCTGGTCCCGCACGAGCGCTTCCACCTCGACCAGCGCTTCAACGTCGCCCGATTTGAGGGCGGCAGGGTCTTTGAGGACCATGTTGGCGAACTCTTCTGCGATGAGGCAGGCGGTGGTGCGCTGGTACTGGTCGGGCATCGCCAGCTTGTGGCGGATGGCGTAGCCGGCGAGGGGCAGGGCGCCGGCGAAATCGCCCACGTCGATGCGCCAGACGAGCACGGTCATGAAGATGTCGTCTTGCGTGCCGCTGTCGGCCTGCAGGACGCCTTCCACCCAGGCGGCGTACTCGGGAAGCATGCGGCGTTTGGCTTCTGCCTTGCGCTCGACGGATTGCACCTGCTTGAGCTGGCGCTTGTGTTCCGCGAGCTGGGCGAGCATGAGCTCGTAGCCCGTGGCGTGGCGCAGTGGGTTGGCTTCCTGCTCGGCCTTCGCCGCGAGGGCGGCGGAGACCCGCAGGAAGTGATTGCGGGCGGGGCTGGTCATTGCGCGTCGGCCTTTGGCGCCGCCCCTGCGATATGGACGTTCTCTGCCAGTGCCACGCAGCCGAGCTCTTCCACTACGTACGCGTCATTGCTCGACTCGTAGTTCTCGATGCGGTCCCGCTTGGCGTTGTCGACGATGGTGCGGCGGCGACTGCCCTCCTGGTAGTAGATGGAGAGGTTGTCGAGCCGCGTCACGAGCAGGCCGTGAGCGGGGAAGTAGGGCAATCGACCCGGAAATGGACCCGCGCCGCGTGGCGCGTTCGCTCTACTGGCAGGGCTACCGCGTGGCGCGCATTGCGGAAATGCTCAAAGTGAAGCCGGTGACGGTGCACAGTTGGAAGCGCCGCGACCGGTGGGCTGACACGACGCCCGATGAGCGCGTGGCGCTGACGATTGAAGAGCGCTTGATGCGCCTGGTAGCGAAGGAGCAGAAGGAGGGGCGCGATTTCAAAGAGATCGATCTGTTGAACCGCCAGCTCAACAACATCGCGCGGCGCGAGCGGTATCGCGATGGCGGCAATGAGACGGACCTCAACCCGAAGGTGGCGAACCGCAATGCAGGGCCGCGCAAGAAGCCGGAACGCAACGCGGTCAGCCAGGAAGAGCAGGAGCAGCTGCTGGAGGCCTTCCGCGATTCGCTGTTCGGGTATCAGCAGGTGTGGCACCGCGCGGGTGAGGCGGAGCGGATTCGCAACATCCTGAAATCACGCCAGATCGGGGCAACCTGGTACTTCGCGCGGGAGGCATTCATCGACGCCCTGACGACGGGGCGCAATCAGATCTTCCTGTCAGCCAGCAAGGCGCAGGCGCACGTGTTCAAGCAGTACATCGTGCAGTTTGCGAAGGACGCGGCCGGCGTCGAGCTGAAGGGCGACCCCATCGTGCTGCCGAACGGCGCGACGCTGTACTTCCTGGGCACGAACGCGCGCACGGCGCAGAGTTATCACGGCAAGGGGCCGGGCAACTTCCGAAACCTTTTTGTGTATGCGCCAGAGGGGAAGAAGGACGGGATTCAGCTGCTGCCGGTGTCGGAGGTGGCCGGGAAAGATGAGTTCTGGAACATCAAGAGCGTGACGCGCGATGACCAACTCGCGTCGCATCGCGTGCCGCCTCAGCTCATGGGGATCATTCCGTCGAACACCGGGGGCTTTGGGGACGTGGAGAAGGCGGCGTTGGTGTTCGCGCGGAATGAGGTTAAGCCACTGCAGGATCGGTTGCTGGCGATTAATGAGTGGGTGGGGGAGGAGGTGGTTAGGTTTGACGCTTATGCGCTTCAGTGATGGCGAGTTGCGACGTCGCTGTGCCGCAGTATTGCTTGCTCTAGAACGTTCCTCCTCGTGCGTCGAGGAGACGTGCACCGTTCCAGGTCCTCAACCGTTCTTGTGCTCATCGGTGATTCGTCTACAGTTGAATCAACGAGGCGGCGCACTGAGTTGTCGTCTGGCGGGGCAATCCGCAGGGCGACCTTGCTTCCTCAATGGCGAAAGCCCGGAGCCGTGCTCCCGGCCCCGGGCTTTCTAGTGTCAACCGCTTGCGGAACCAAGAGGAAGACTATGGAGAAGGATAGCAAACGCCAGATCGATGTAAACCGGCATCGGAAGGGGTGGACGACCAAAGCAGCGATATTGGCGCAAGTCTGCTTTGGAATTGCGGCTGTGTTGAAGGCGGCTACGCCGATGCTTAACCGACTTTTAGGAGGGTAGCCTGCTTCGGCCATGACCAGCTTAAGCAGTTGGTCGTGGCCCTTCCGACCCTAATGCTCTTCCGTCGTTGCCCGCTGCGTGCTGAAAGATAGCTTCAGCGGCTCGCTGGCGCTCTTTGCGCTCTTCGATGGGGTCGATGCCGCATGCCACCAGCTTGCGGCAGCGGGCGGCCTCGGCCCGGGCTTCGGCCAAGGAGATGGCGGACAGCGGGCCGAGACCCATTTCGCGCGCACGCTTGGCCAGCGAGTAGCGGTAGATCCACGACCGCGAGCCACTTTGGGAAATCTGGAGATACAGGCCGCCGCCGTCGGCGTGGTAGCCGGGCGTCAGCAATTTGGCGACGCGCAGAGCATTGAGGCGGTGTATCTGTCTGGAGGAAGCCAT